ATAGGATTATGTTACCTTTACCTCTACGAGTTTGTTGACCGATAGCATTTGCATCTCTTTCAAGAGCAAACATTAGTCCTTTGAATTTTTCAACAGACCAACGACCATTTGAGTCAGTATCTAAGTCGAAGATACCAGCAGTAGTTGTGTTTGTTTGAGCACCAGCAACAGCAGACACATAGATGTTTCTTACAACTTCTCTGTTTATTTCTGCAAGTATTTCAGCAGATAATATGTTTGCTAATTCTGTTTCAGCATCTAGACCATGAATTGCTTTTAAGTCTTGAGCAAGTTCCATTGTGTACTCAGCTTTCATTGCACGAGTTACAGCAGTAACAGTATGTTTTTCAATACTGAATGCCATTTGTGCGAAAGCGTTAGCTGCACTATCCCCTAATGCTTCAGCCTGAACTGTAGTTTGACCAGTTGCAGAAGTGTAAGTACCGACAGGAGAGTCATTTAATACAGCAGGGTTAGTTTCTGTTGCACCAATGTCACCACCACCGATTGTACCAGCAGCATTTTGGTTAGAGATATCAGGCATTGCTTCGTCTGCAAGAGCTTCTGCTCCGTCCATTGAAGCAAATCTAGCACGCATAGCAAAGATAAGACCAGTTGGCCCTGTCATTGGTTGAACGCCACAGATATCGTATGCAATTAGGTTAGGCATTGCACGTCTAACTAGAGATATTAAAATTGGATCCCAAGTATCTAAAGATGCATTACCACCAACAAAGTTAGTTGGTGCTGTTTCTGTTAGAAAGTTTCTGTCTTCGTTTAAAGCTTTTTCTTGATTTTCAAGAATAACTGTAGTAACGGCACGCCTGTAAGAATCCTCGATTTTTGGTAATTCTGGATGCTCTAGGACTGGCTGCCACTTTTCTTGTAGATGTTCTGTTTGAAACATTTGTTTCTCCTTAATATTTTCTACTATTATTTATAAATTTAATCATTTTTGCACTATTGACCTTTAACGCCTCTACCTATAGCAGACATATATGCCGTCATAGAGGAGCTTACATCAATGTCCTGTGCGTTGCCAGTTTCTACATTATCAACTGTTTCTGCCACAACTGTTTTTACTTTTGGGAAATAGTTTTCTTTTAAAGTTTCTAACTTTTCTTTGTAAGAATCTTCGTCTGAGAAATCTACATCTTCAGTTAATGACTTAAACTTTTCAATTTCTGTTTCGGCTAAATCTGAACTCATGTCAAATATAACCTGTTCCTTAACTAGACCAGCATTGTTAGTTCTTAATGAAACATTCTTTTCAATTGATTCACTTAACTTTGCTTCTAATTTAGAAATCTTTTCAGATTGTGCTTCCAATACGTCATACTTCTCGTTTGGAATATCAATATAATGGTCTTCAAACAATTGTTTCAATCCAGAAATAAAGTCCTCAGCAATTTCACCTTTTAATCCACGTTCTATTGCTAATTCGTTATCCTTAGTCCATTCTTCGCAAACATAGTTAAGATAGTTGTCAACTTTTTCAGTTAAATCATCTCTAGTTGCGTTTATATTTTCATCTAAGTCTTTGCGATAATCATCTTCTATTCTAGATACTTCATCACGGACTTTAGATTTTACTGCAGCTTCAAATACTGTTGCAGCTTTACGTTTGAATTCTTCAGAAAGGTCACCCTCGCCGTTCATTAGAGCATCAACATGTTCTTTTACGTCTATGTCTTTAACTCTTTTTTCAACAGCTTCTGATTTAGATTTTTCTTCTTCAGTAGGTTCTTTCATCTCTTTGTTCATCGCCATTTCCATAGCTTTGTAACTTGCCATTAATTCAGGCTTTTTCATGGAATTCATTTTGCCCATCATTTCAGACATTTTATTCATCATTTCAGATTTAGTCATCTTTGCCATTTCTTTGTTCATCATCTCTTTTTTCTCGTCATCTTCCATTTCTGCAAGACTTTCTTCACCTTCTGGAACATGTCCAGCAGCAAGTGATTTACTTGTTGCACCTGTACCATCTGGTTTTGCTTTAGGTTTATCCATTTTATCTGGTTTACCTTCACCTTTTTGTTGTGCATCTCCACTTACTTCTTTAGCAGCTGCAGCAACTTTTTTGGCAGGGGCATCTTTTTGGTCAGGCGAGACAACTGCTTTACCAGTATCTACGACTTCACCGTCTACTTTGTCCATTGGGTCTGCTTTACCAGCAGATTTTTTAGGAGCATCAGCACCATTTGCTTCTTCAAGCTCATCAAGTACTTCTGCCTCCAATTCCTCAATGGTTTTATCTAATTCGTCAGCCATGGGGATTACTCCTTCTATTTACTTTAAGACTTTTATTTATTTATAAATTATAACATTTTAAGGAACTTTGCGAACTCTAACGCATCTTCCTTAGCATGTTTTACTCTAGTTCTGTTCTTAATTCTCTTTTTCATTCTATCTAGTTCTTCTTCAATAAGAGAACCATTATCCCAAACCCACTCTTTTCCTTCCATAATACCTTCTACGAAAGCATTTGGAGCAGAAGGGTCTGCAACAATGTCAGCGGCAGTTGCAAGGTAAAAATCACTCTTTACATAATTTGCACCACCTTTTTGGTCTAAACTACCCATACCTCTTGATGATACGCCTAGTTTTGCACCTTCACTCATAAGATTTTTTACAATCTCCCCCATTGGAGTACTAAGTATTTTAGCCTCACCGATAAAATTCTTTCCGTCTGGTTCTAAAGAGGTAATCATATGTGATGCTCTCTCAAGATTGACAGTTGGGCCATCTGGGTGTCCGAGTTCCCCAAATGCACGATTTTCTTTGATATACTCTTTGTTATATCTAGCAACTTCTTTGTTTAAAACTTCCATAGGATATACACGACCATTACGATTTTTGATATCAGCTTGCATGAAGATACCTCTAATCTTGTAATTAGTCTTCTTACCTTCTTTTTCCTCTGTGATATATTCTACTTCTTGTACTTCTTCTGATATCAGTTTCATAGTTTTATTCCTTATGCGTAATTTTCGTCTTTTTTAAATTCTATTAAAACAAAACCTGATGTACCTAAACAAGACAATTCCATATCACCAGAGGTTGCACCAGTATTTGTTGCAGCAGATTCAATCAACCCAGCAGAACCATCATAGTGTCCACTTCCAGCAAGGTCAATTAATGTTATATCTGAATCACCTTGTTCAATAATTTGAACATGACCAGTAGCATCATTAGCTGTTCCTTGTACTAAACCCCACCAAATTCTTTTGATGTGTAATTTTGCACCATTGGCATGTCCGTCTAAAGCACTTGCATCTAAAATAGCATTTGTTGTAGTTGTATCATCAGATATGTTAACTAAAATCGTAACTATACCACCATCACCTGCTTGACTAACTACTGTATCTCTCAATGTTCTTGTTGCGAATGCCATTACTAATTCTCCTTAAATTGATAACATTTCTTTTTCAAAGTATGATATAAGTTCTTTTTCTCGAACTCTATACTTTTTTGAAATTGCTGTTATAGTTTTATCAAAAGTATTTAGGAAATCTGAAGGTTTAGAGTCCATTCTTTTAAATATATCATCCACAGCATCTTTCATCTTGGGGGATAATTTCTTATACCCCCTAGATTGTTTGTGTTCATCTTTCTCTATGACTGGTGAATAAAATTCATCAAACTTCTTAGTCATTACTTTCTTCCGTTGCAGGCACAGTTTGTGCATAGTTTTTAGATAATTCTTTTCTTTTAGTTTCTAACGCATCACCTATTTTTTGTGACATTGCACTCTTAAAAGCATCTTCTGCTTCTAGATTACTACCATTAGATATTGCGTCTACGAATTCTTTACTACTCATTATCATCTCCATTTCCGTTATCATCTGATGAAGAACTTCCACCAGCTATATCATCTGGTGGTATTGGAACTCCATCAACTGATGGGTATCTTGTGATACCATCTGTATTATCTGGAACATCAACTCCACCATCTTCTGGGTCAAGTCCAGCTTCTTTATTAATTTGGTCTTGCATGTCTACAATTTCCATATCAGTCATATTT